TGATGCCACCAGTGGCGAACAAGGATGGATTATGAAAAGCAAATTAAATGAATTGAGATTGGATGCTGGTATTGCCCGTATCGAAAACCAACAATGGTTATGTGTGCTGGACAAAGAAACTGGTATGCTGATTGACCCCTTGATTGGGTTAGAAAAGTTCGCCGAGTTGGTTGTTCTGGAATGTGCTGTCATTGTTGGTTCGATGGAAGAACCGCATCAAGATATTGCTAAGTTAATCAAGCAACATTTCGGAGTTGAAGAATGAAATGGATAGCATTTGTACTAGTGATTATGGTTATATCTTTTCAAATGAAGGACCAACCTCGTAGGTCTTTATGGAACTCGGGGTCTCCGGTAACAGTTAAGGAAGCTATATGCCTTGGATTGAGAATGTAGCGGCAACTGATGTATCAACTAAGCATCACCACGATGCCGGTGAGAATAGTATGTTGATTAGCATTACCGATCCGGCAAGTTGGAGACCAACTCCTGCACATAAGTTTAAGGAGATTCATCATTTTGAATTCTTGGACATTGAAAAGAATGACGAGTGTTTGGATGAGGCTATGCGTTGTAGTCAGGAACAAGCCAATGAGTTAGTAAGACTGTTGCAACATGCGTTAGAAAATAGAATGAATGTAGTGGTACATTGTTTTGCAGGTGTATGTCGTAGTGGTGCAGTTGCTGAGATTGGTGTACAGTTAGGATTTGATGACGTTGGAAACTTTCGTAGCCCTAACTTACTAGTTAAGCATAGAATGATGAATGCACTAGGTTGGGAATATGATGAAAATGAAAAGCCAAACATAGATGATTGGCGTAACTTTAAGAATGATGTGTAATGGAAAAATTAGTAGTTGATGGTAAAGTAGCAGTGTTGTACAGTCCGGGATACGGTGCTGGCTGGTCTACTTGGAACACCGTGTATCCAGAAATCATATTTGATCCAGCGATAGTTAAGTTGGTGATAGAGAAAAGATTTGATGAACTTGAAACTTTTGTGACATTGAAATATGAAAAAATCTATACCGGCGGATTAATGGATTTAGAAGTTGTATGGGTCAAAGAAGGTAGACTATTTAAAATAGAAGACCACGATGGTAATGAATTTATAGAGTACAAAGATGAAGATGATGGTTGGTTTATGGCATAAAGGAAAAGAATGTATAAAATAGAAGAAAAAGAATTTGCAACACTTGATTTGGCAATGGCACATGCTAAGGCATTGAATGTCTTTGTCACAATCAAGGGAGATGAGTTTGAAGTTTGCGGTGTGTTTGGTGTTGACACTGTTGCAGACGGCAAATGCCCAGACGGTGTAGCATACGATTGGAACAAGGCAAGTCGCATTGGACGAGTAAAGAAAGAACGAGTATGAAATTCAGATTGTTAGAACAGCATTTTGATATGCTTGCAGGCTCAGAATGGTTTGACTTAGGTCCTGCAATGCCTCAACCCGGCGCAGGTGAATCTAGAGTTGTAACTGAAATAGAAGGAGACAAGACTGAAGGTTGTTTTAGAGTTGTCCCCTTAGACAAATTAGAATTAGTAAAAAGTACTACAACCCAAGGTTGACAATAAATGGCTTTGGGTATACAATAGAGGCTTCTGTAGTGAAAAGGAGCTTTTATGTCTTACGTTGTTTTCAAGCATAACAAAGAATACGGTCCTCGCAAGGGTCTTGAGGGTCCGTTTCACTATCCCAATGGTCAGGTTCTGTATTACGATCCTAAAGAAGGTGAGTACTACGATCCTCGCACCGACTTCTACGTTGACCGTGATGAGGTTGCTGAATTGCAAAATTCTATCTTTGAAGTACTCAGAAAGTAGTACTTTTTAGTTATACCCAACGGTTGACAATAAATGGCTTTGGGTATATAATACTTGTATTGATTGATTAAAGGAGCACACAAATGCGTACACCGACAGTAATTTATGGTTTGAAGAATTCACAAAAATTCCGTGTGATTTTCAAGGGCGATGGCTCTGAAAACGAAATTGGTCTGTACATGACAATCAGTCAAATGACTACTATGTTTGCTACCACTCTTGCACGTACACTGGTTTGGGAAGCATTACTTCAATTGTCATTCATGCGCCAAGAGGCACAAAGATATAACGAGCCTGTCCCCACAGGTCTCGGTACGACAATTCGCAACAAGCAAATTCAATTAGATTTGGTCTGAGGAGACAAGTATGAAAATGAGTACAGCAACCCAAATTCTGCTTAAAGAATGCGAATTCTTAGGTCAGAATATTTCAGCCCTCTTAGAGGATATCGCACGTAATGGTCGTATGACTTATAGCGAAAAAGTAGTACAAGCCGCAAATGTGTACAACAGCCGCGGTTGACAATAAATGGTTTTGGGTATATAATAGAATCTTAAACAGTTAACAACAGGAGTTTGCAATGGGTACACGTTCACTAATCGCAGTTGTTCATGGTAATAACTACAAAACAGTTTATTGTCATTGGGACGGCTATCTATCACACAATGGTCGTATTTTGCAAGAACACTATGATTCACCTAAAGCAAACAACCTCATTGCATTGGGCAATGTCTCTAGTCTTGGACCTGAGATTGGTGAAAAACATCCCTTCAGTCAATTTGATACTGATATGTCAGCCAAAGAGTTTGAAGAAAAATATAGCAACATGACTACATTCTATGGTCGTGACCGTGATGAAGAAGGTCAAGAGTTTGTCACACACACCAGCAAAGAATCTTTGATTGAACATTTCAATGATGGTTGGTGTGAGTTTGCATATATTATGAAAGATGACACTTGGTATGTTATGTATCAAGGTGACGAGAATTTTTACTTGTTGTCAGAAGAATTAGCTAAAGAAAAAAACACGGTAGAGGTAAAATAATGAAAAAGGTACTAATTGTATTAGCAACATTATTAAGCACTGTTGCCTTTGCTCAGGATAATTCAGATCCTGAGTGCAAGGCTAATCAATTCAATTGTACATTTCAACCTGAACCATGGAAAGGTACAGTTGAAATTAAACCAATTTCAAATATCGTTGAAACTTGCAATAGATTGATGCAAGCTAATTACACTAATGTTCTAGCATGTACCACTAGAGTTAGTTCTACTCACTGTATAATTTATACAAAGATTAATGTTTCTATGGCAATTATTGGACATGAATTGCGTCATTGTAGCGAAGGTGCTTGGCACAAATAACCAAAAACATTTACAAGGTATGTGTAATCACGTATAATATAATATATGAATGTAACACCTACCGATAATGTTGATGAGTTAATTCGTCAAGCACAGGCTGCACATGATAACAATGTTAGGATAACCCGTTTTTGGGAAAACTTACACAATATACACAATAAAGAAAGAACTAGGCAAGAGCAATTAAATAGTAACAGGGAAATGATGATGCTAGACAAACTCTACTATGAAAAGGCTCGAACCAAATCTGTAATGGTCAAGGGCACAAACGTGGATTTATATATTTGAACTTTCTAACTTAGAAAAGGTAGTGATTGTATGACATACAAGACAATTTATACAGAGGTTGAAGTTGACGTTGACCTCGAAGATTTCGAGACCGACGACCTAATTGAAGAATTAGAAAATCGTGGTACAGGTGTTATGGACTATGGTAATGGTAAAGAAGTGCTTGAATCGCTTTATCAAAAGCGTAGACTTGGATTAGATTATCAAAGTGAATTAGACCAATTGATTTGGCTTGGCTTGGGGAAAGTACTATGATTAATTTAAAATTTTCAATTGAGTACCCTTTTACTAGATTGTCATTCAATCATATTTTTAGTCGTTGTTGGAATACATTTATCAAAAACAAATATTTTGAAATTGAAGTGTTGCAGGATTGTGAATATCTACTTAACTTTAATTTTAATTGGACAACTAGATGCGACCATGCAGGTATTAGACTAGAATTTGGTTTGTTTGGTTATGAGATATTATTTAACCTATGCGATAATAGACATTGGGACTATCACGCAAATACTTGGGTGAAAGAAGATTGACAAGTTAATAGAAGTCTGATAGAATGATTTTTTAAACAAGGAGAAGTTTATGTTAAGAGGTTTATTTAGAGGTACGTTGGACATTTTGTATGATAGCCATAATAGTGCTAGGATTAAAATGAACAATCATATTCGTACATTTGATGAGAATACTACTGCCAATACATTTATTAAACAAAGTGTAATTGGTTTCTGGCGTATGATTTTTGAAATTTTATTGAATTTGTACTTAGTGTTTACACTATCATTAGTAACTGCACTTATTTTATGTGTAGTTGTTATAGCTTGGCCATTTACGTTTTTATCTGTAACTTTTACGTCATTAACAGAAAATATATATGACGAAAAAAGATTACAACAACAAGTAACCGCAGAGCTTGCTAATAAGGAAGCAACAAAAGTTGAACCTTCTATGGATGCTCCTGTAACTAAAATTAAATCTAAGGTATAATCATGGCCACTCTAGTTAAACATGAATGGCACCAAGTTGATAGTCAATTTGCACTTGAATTGGATGAAAGTATTCTAAGCGAAATCTACCCTGATTTATCTGAGGATGAGATTGCTGAGAAACTTAAACAAATTGAAGAAGGAGAAATTGACGTTGAAGAAATTGTCAATGATGCTTGGGATAATGATGTTGACCTAGAGTGGGATCGTCAATATGATGATTGGTGGACTGAACGCAAGGGTGGTTACGAAATTACCTATGAATTAGGTGATGAAGATAGTTGGCATACTCCACATAAAGAACCAGAACCAACACACAAGTGTACTAAGTGTAAGTGGACTGGTAAGAGTTATGAAACAGGTACAGCACATCTGCGTGAAGATGGTACTGTAATTGAAGATTATTTCAATTCAGACGAAGAATCACATAGTAATAAAGATATTTGTCCAATGTGTGATAGTGATACTGAACTAACCGAAGTTGGTCTTAAAGAAAAGCAAGAACGTGATGAACTCATGGCACGTTGGGCGGCAGAAGAATCGGAAGATGAAAACTAAAGAAGAAATTATCCATGACATGTGCTTGACTTACAGACATGACTATGGGTTGCGTAAAACAGACAACGAACCAAATTGGACAGCAGGAATGACTGAACAGGATGCCAAAATGCTTTACAAAACAATGGAACAGATATATAATAACAACGTTGAACCTATCATTGACCACTACAAGGAAAAAGAAAATGCATCTAAGACAAATAAATGAAATAACAGCCCATCAAATTGTTGGTGGTAGTGACTATCAATGGCATTGTTATCCTGACGCCCGTATGTTAGATTACGAAAGTGATTGTGCTCATATCGGTGTGATATACAGTACATCAGACCAAAAAATCTATGAAGTTGATGTAAGTATAAAACCTGATGCATGGGGTAAAGAAGATAAAGATATGCGTCCATATCGTTGGTTGAATCCTGATTACAAAGAAGCATACTTTAGTGAATGTAAAAAGCGTGGTATCAAAAAGAACATTGCATGGGATGATGTTAAATGGATTGACTTAGAAGTTGCAGAAGATTTCTTAGAGAAGGCTATAGCAATCTTTAATGGTGAATCACATGACACACGTGTTCAGGTTCCTATCGAATTGGAAGATGATGTTATGTTACAATTGTGCATGGAAGCACATAAGCATGATATTACACTGAACCAAATGGTTGAGAAAGTATTGCGTGAAGTAATAAAAACGCATGAATAATTTTTTATATGATACATTTGAATGGATAAAAAGTGATTACAAAACTAACAAATTTAGATTTTGTGTTGAAGTTGTTGCTTGGGGTATTAGCATTGGGTGTGCTATCACAATGGCTGCGACAGTTCCAAATCCACCTTTATTGGCACTTTACCCTGTTTGGATTGCAGGGTGTGCTATGTACGCTTGGGCTAGTTACACTCGCCGATCGTTTGGTATGCTTGGGAACTACCTATTACTCACAACAATAGATTCAATTGGTTTAATTCGCATGTTAACATAAGGAAAGAAAATGTCAAAGAAACATACAGTATATATTCAAGAAGATCCCATTACAGGTGATTTGATATTGCCTTTCCCTGAGGGCATGTTAGAAGAAATGGGATGGGATGTTGGTGATACACTTAAATTCAAAACACACAAAGATGGGAGTTTTACTTTGACTAAGAAAGAAAAACAAGATACTGAATGGGTATTGGTTGAATGTATTAGTACATTTAGACAACGTTATATGGTTGAAGTGCCCAAAGGTAAGGCAGAATGGGCATTGGATACTGTTACAATGAACGAAGCCAAAGAGTTTAGTCAGGAACATATCGGTGAACAGATTGTTAGTCATCGTGTTGTAACCAAAGAGGAAGCATTGGTATTGTGTGATGTTGACAATGACTATGGTAGTAGTTGGCCCGAGGAGACAAAAATGAAAAACTTTTTCACAACTTGGCAAGAGCAAGAAAATGATGACTGAATGCAACCCAACTAGTGATTGGAAAGATACTGAATGGAATACTTTTCGTGATTGGATCAGTGGTGTTTTGAAAACCACTGAGGTTCAAGTTACATTCTACAAAAAGGATGGTACTGAACGCATTATGAAATGCACATTAAATCCAGAAGTGTTGCCTCCTGTTGTGGTCAAAGAAGGTAAGAAGGAACGTAAGATTCCTGAAAATTCTATGGCAGTGTTTGATACTGAACTTAGAGAGTGGCGTAGCTTTGTTATCAAATCCGTAAGACATATCAGTTTTACCCTAGAATCTAACGGTTGACGATAAATAAGGTTTCTGTTATACTTATGGCTATGAAAAAAGAAATCTTATCATTCACCGTTAAACAGCCTAAACAACGTCATCACATGATGTTGTTCCAAGCTGGTACACCTTTTAAACAAAAAGTAGTACAAGATAAAACTCTGTATAAACGCAAACCCAAACACCGCAAAAATCTAGACCTATAAGTAATCATATGGATAAAATACTTTGTAAGGATTGTAAGTATAGTAAGGTTTCATTCCTTGGAAAATTACTACGAAATGAGTACGCATATACCTGCACCCATCGTGATAGTTGGTACGTTCCTAAGCCAGATAACGTACTAGGCCTGGACAGGCCAGCTTATTATCGGTCCTGCAAGACTCAGCGCATGTACGGCGAAACATGCGGCACAGACGGTAATAATTGGATTCCCAAAGATACATCAAAAGTATTCATTTATTTGCGCCACAAATAGGCAAAAAAAGGTTGACGATAAATGGATTTGGGTATATAATATATCTTGTTCAGTTGATTAAAGGAGTAAACAATGGAACGCTTTTCACAGATTCAACAGGTTAATTCTGCTATCATGTTTGGTAACTTTACCAATGATGAACTGAATAGCATTGCCGATGCAGTTAAGTTTGCCCGTGCTAACATTGCAAAGCAAAACAAACGTGAAATGACTGTTGGTACAGTTGTCAAATTCAAAAATAGCCGCACTGGTATGACAGTGACAGGTACTGTTAAAAAGGTAAATCGTAAGTTTATCCTTGTGAATGAGCAAAAGTCAGGTAGTCTGTTTGGTTCTACATGGAGAGTCCCAGCTAGCATGTTGGAAGTTGCGTAAAAACAACATACCCAAACTTGACAATAAATCGGTTTGGGTATATAATAGAATCTTAGACAGTAAAGAAAAGGAAACGAAATGACTACACTGACAACTGAAATTTATTATGGCATGTACTCTGACGAAGGTAACATGGCTGTTCACGGTATTGTGGTAGCTGCCAAAAGCCAAAATCTATCATGGAAACAGACTTTCAAGGCATTGCGTGATTTGGCTGACAGCAACCCTGACAGTTTTGGTGAGGCAATGGACACTGTGGTTCGTGAAATGGTCTATGATGCTATCGGTGCTGACCAACGTGGTGAATGTTTTTATCTGTAAGGAATCAAAATGACTAAGAAAATCTCCATTAAAGTGTTTGCAGACCCCGGTCATGCTTGGGCACGTGTTGCAAAGTCTAAACTGGTGTCACTTGGTATCGCCGACAAAATTAGTACTTATAGCTACATGAATGGTCCTAATGCATTCCTGGAAGAGGACTGTGACTTGTCAGTGTTGATGGGTGCTCTCCGTGAGCGTGGCTATGAAATTAAATTCAACGAAAGCCACACTAACCGTCAAAGCAAAATCCGTAGTTATTCTACATACCGGGCTTGACAATAAATCAATTCGGGTATATAATATAATCTTAAACAGTTGAAACAAGGAGTCAAACATGAAAGCACTTAACGCATACATTTCTCAGCAAAACAGCTGGAATTCATTGTTCAGTGGTAACAAAGTGGTCTATGAAGTTAAAACCCCTGAGGGTCGTAGATTCGTAGCACAAAGCATTGATGCCGCATTGAGCCCCGAGAACCTGACTTGTGACGGTGAACTGCCCCGCAGTCAAGTGCAAGCCCGTTATAAGGCATTGACAAGTGCCGCTAAGGACCTAATCAAATTGGATCCTAGCGTGGCTCAATACATGTACGAATTTTCGGAGGCATAAAATGATTCATATAATGACTATTGTTGGTGCTATTAGTGTAGCCATTGCAAGTGTTTTGCTTTTTAGTTTCTTATGTTCTTGGCCTGTTTACATGCTGTGGAACTATTGTTTGGTTGGTGCAGTTGCAGGTGTCAACGAAGTGTCCTGGTTGCAGGCATGGGGCTTGGCAGTGCTGTGCGGATTGTTGTTCAAAACTAATGTAGAGAGAAAATCAAAATGAGCAATGCAGAGAAAATGAAATTGGCAATTGCAAGATTGGAAGAAGCCAAAGAATTAATGATTGAATCATTAGGTGAAATGGATTTCATAATGGACCATCTCATCCTTATTGATACTATGATTGATGAATTAGCAGAGTATAGAATTGAGGAGTTAGAAAATGAGTAAAATGGCTGATGTAATGTTGGATATTGAAATGATGATTGAAGAGGGTACACATCCTATGACAATCGCCAAAATGCTTGATATCCCCATCGTGTGGGTGTATGATACACTTGAACAGATGGAGCCGAACGAAGAAGATATGAGTCCTTTCATTACTATTAATTCATAATGATTTACCTTAATGTTTTCTTTATGGGAATATCTGCACATTTTTGTGCCATATCAGAGAAGTATTCTTGGTCTTGGTACTTGAATGGAATCGCATTCAGTTTGAATGCCTACAGTGTGTTAAACTATATTTTTGAATGAAATTAAAATGAGCTATTTTTTGAAGTCTGGTAATACCTTTCGTGTTGCAAGTGATGAGGCGATGGATATTCATCGCAAACTGCCCGCCGGTAACTATGTCATTAAACTGAATGAAATGTCCGGTGAATTGTATTTGGAAGGTATTGATGATTTTAATATCCCAAGCAAAATCTACGGCAATTGTCTAAAGCATACAGACAAGATTATCCGAACCTTTATGGATCGTGATAACGCAACCGGTGTAATGATGACCGGTGAAAAAGGTAGTGGTAAAACATTATTGACCAAGAATGTTTCTATTCAATTGGCTAAGCAGGGTATCCCTACAATCGTTATCAATGCTCCTTGGAGTGGTGATAAGTTTAATACATTCATTCAAAACATTGAACAGCCCTGTGCTATTCTATTTGATGAATTTGAAAAGACCTACAACGAACGTGATGAACAGGAAGCTATTCTAACATTGTTGGATGGTGTATTTCCAACCAAGAAGTTGTTCATGTTGACATGTAACGACAAGTGGCGTGTTGACCAACACATGCGTAATCGTCCCGGTCGCATTTTTTATATGATTGACTTTAAAGGTTTGGATGCGGACTTTATTCGTCAATACTGCAATGATAACTTGGAAAATAAGGTTCACATTGAAACTATTGTGAATGTCGGTAGTTTGTTTGCTGAATTCAACTTTGACATGCTGAAAGCATTAGTTGAAGAAATGAATCGCTACAATGAAACTCCGCAAGAGGCATTGGAAATGTTGAACGCTAAGCCTGAGTTTGATAGCGGTACAGAATACAGTGTTAAGATTGTACATAACGGTAAGGAAATCGTAGAACCTCGCCGAAGCACATTCGCAGGCAATCCACTACAACCACGAGGTGTTGAAGTTGAGTTTGATGCTGACCCTGATGATGAAGAAAGCGAATACATTTGGAAGACTTTTAAACCCGATGCATTGATTCATGTTGATGGTCGTAAGGGCGAATTCACTTTCAAAGACAACGGAACCACTGTTGTTTTGACAAAGATTGAAAAGAAAGTGTACCATATGTACGATGCTTTTTGAAACTAAAAGTATACTCTTTTAAAAGAGTACGAAAGTACTCTTTTTTTCGATTAAAAAGGTTGACAATAAATGGCTTTGGGTATATAATAGAATCTTAAACAGTAAACAACAGGAGAAACAAATGGCTTACATGTCTCAAGAACGCAAAGCAAACATTGCCCCTAAAGTCAAGGCTATTCTGAAAAAGTTTGGCATTAAGGGTTCACTGAGCGTCCGTCATCATTCTACATTGTCACTGACCTTGAAGTCAGGTAAGATTGACTTTATCGGTAACTCCAATCGTGTGTGTGGTTCCGATCACTATCAAGTCGCACGTGGTTTCAAGCCTAACGCAAGTGGTTACGATTCCATCAACCCTTACTGGTTCCATGAACATTACGACGGTGATGCTAAGGCATTTCTGACCGAAGTCATGGAAGCAATGAACGATGGTAATTGGGACAAGAGCGATATCCAATCCGACTACTTTAACGTAGGTTGGTATGTTGAAGTACACATCGGCAAATGGAACAAGCCCTATACTTTGGGTTAATTAACAAGATTTTGGTAACACAAATGGTTGACATTAATAACCCTTTGTGTTATCATTATAACTGTGCTGAAAAGCATATTTTATCAACTAGCTATATTTTTTAAAGGAATACAAATGGCTAATCAAACTTTTAAAGTCGCCGGTATCACTGTTCATAACAGCAATGCCAAAGTTCGTTTCACAGATGACATGGTTCGCCGTGTTAAACAATTTGGTAAAGGTGGTGCTACTCGCATTGACTTGATTGAATTGCCCAGTGAAATGACTAAGCTTGAGGCACTTAAGTATATGTCTACTCACACTACATTCCAAAGTGCTGAGGATCAGGCAACTATTGCTGATGCAATCACAGACCGCACTAAGGAAGCAAATAAGGGCGAGGTTAAGGTCAAGAAGTCTAAGCCTAGCATTGACGCTATCAAGTCCCGTGCTAAAAAGCAAGTGACTGCCGAGCAAGTTCTCGCAGAAGTAGGAGTTGCGTAATGGATATCGCATCAAAACTTGCTAAGGTCGATGAGACTATGACTATCCAAATGTACGACAATGGTTTCATGTTTGAAATCTCAGGTCGTGATGATGAGGACGATTGGGCTACTGCTAAAATCGTTTGTGCTAATATTGAAGAAGTTATGAAATTGGTTCAAGAGGCTACTACTCTTAAACGTTCATAATCAATCACTAAAACAAAAGCCACCTTAGGGTGGCTTTACCATTTATAGTTTCATAATGAATGCAAGTGCAAAGTAAGGTGGTAGATTTTGATTGATACCACTAACACCTTCTGTACTGTTCGATACTGTAATACCGGTCGTTTTAGTCTCAGACGCACCGGCATTATTTTTAGCATTGAAATTAACACCTGTTACCTGCATAAGATTAATGTTTGCGGCGGCACCAGCACCTCCATACATATAAGTTGAATGGTTATGTCCGGGATCCGTGATACTGGCAGTATGAGTATGAGAAACAACTACCGCATCCTTATTACCACCAACCTGATTTACTGAATAAGTAGTTCCTGCGCCAATTACAAATCTATCACGTAAATCAGGCGCGCCATTGGTTCCATTACATAGTGTCCAACCTGCCGGTATACTTGCAATACTACCGGACCACATTATAATACCTCCTCTAGGGAATGTAGATACACCTCCAACCGCAGTCTGAACAAATGCAGTGGTTGCAAGTTTTGTTGTGTTGTCAGTTGTTGTTGGTGTAGGAGCTGAGGGTGTACCAGTAAAGGTAGGACTTGCAATATTTGCTTTAGTTGCATCAGATGTTACTGTAGCCGCAATTGTAGTGGTTACAAATGTATTTACATAAGCAGTAGTTGCAATCTGTGTGCTAGGTGGTGCAGATAAACTTGCAGTGGGTGCTTGAGGAATTCCAGTGAACACCGGACTTGCTATATTTGCTTTATTGGTTGCTAAGTTTGCAACAGCAGATGATACCGCAGTTGAAATTGCACCAGATACAAATTCAGTTGTTGCTACAACCAAATTACTTGAACCTGCTAAAGGAGTGGTTGAGAATATTGGTCCAAATACTGAAAGAGTACCGTAAACATTTGCACCATTTGCAAAATTTGCACCAGTAGAAACATTTAAGCTACTTGAATTTACATTAGGAATGTTTCCACTAATATTTGCACCGGGTATGTTAGTAAGATTTGCCCCGCTACCTGCAAACAATGTTGACGTTAATGTTCCGGTAGTTTTGTTAAATGTTAGATTAGCATTGGCACCAATGTATCCTGCATCATTAAACTGTATTTGTGTATTTGATCCGGTAGCAACAACTGCTCCGGGTGTGCCACCGGTCTGTGCAACCCAACTTAAATTACCTGTCCCGTCAGTGCTTAATACATATCCATTTGTCCCACCAGTAACTTTGATGTTAGCTACAGGACCCAATGTGGTAACACCGCTAAATGTTGCTCTACTGTTTACTAATAGATTGCTGCCTACTGTTACATTACCATTAGCGGATATATTACCACTAAGTTGTATGTTAGTTGGTAACTCAATACTCAAATTACCATCAGTTGTTATGCTACTACCGGTAACTGATAATGTATTGCTATCAATACCAACTCTAGTAACTGTTCCTACTTCACGATCCATACCAGCACTAATTGTAATATCACCGGTAGTTCCACTTAAACTAATTCCAGGACCTGCCGCTAAACTTAGCACGCCTGTGTTTGTGATTTCAAATACTCCGTCACCTGTTATTGGTCCGCCAGTAACAGCTAATCCGTCTACTGTTGTTATAGCAACACTGGTAACTGTGCCGGTACTTGTAGTACTTGCGATATTTGTAATTCTGCCATATTGGTCAACATCTACAGTAGGTGCAATGTATGTACCGGCTGCAAATTTGGTTTGTGGTGGTAATTCTACATTTATATTTCCTGCACCTACAATAGGGCTATTTAATATTGATAGTGTATTTGAACTAATACCTACATTAGTAACGCCTGCTACTAATTCCCCTGTAACATTCCCTGATACAGATACAGTAACATTACCGTTACTTCCACTAAGTGTGATTCCTGTTCCGGGATTTAAGTTTAGAACACCTGTATTGTTAATAGTGACTGTTCCGGTAGTTGCATTTGCAATAGAACCAATACCTGCACCACCTGCAAAAATGTTGAATGTACTAGCCTGACTGAACAGTGTAGTGAAGTTATTTTGTATTTTGTTGAATGCAACATATAGGCTGTCACTACCAGCTTGCTGATTTTGCGATCCTATGTTTAAATTGACTTGGCCTCTGATTGACATTTTATATCCTTATAAGATATTTATCTTAAACTGAAAAGGAACTCCCGCAACCACATGTACTGGTTGCTGTGGGGTTCTTTATCTTGAATTCTGACCCCATTAACTCCTCAACATAGTCAATTTCCGCACCTTGGATATATTGAGCAGACATTGCATCGACCAGGACACTTGTGGAACCTGCTGTAAATTCAAAGTCATCTTCATTCTTCATTTCATCTAGTGTGAATCCATAGCTGAATCCTGAGCATCCTCCACCCTGTACAAACATACGTAATTTCAAATCAGGGTTGTTCTCTTCCGCAATAATATCTGCTATTTTGATACTTGCTGATTCTGTGATTGTTATCATACTCTAAAACTTTCTCCGCATCCACAGCGGTCACGTTCATTGGGGTTTATAAACTCAAAACCCTCATTTAATCCTTTTTTAACATAATCTATAGTCAATCCTTCTAAGTATACATTATGTTTTTTATTTACTAATACACAAAAGTTAGGTTGAGCATAATTGATAGTAGTAGGATCATCAACGTATTCTTTTACATATTCTAATACATATGCTAATCCACTACAACCAGTTGTTTTCACCCCTATACGAATCCCAACATGTTGGGAACTCTTTAATAGAGTTTCTATTTTTGTTTTTGCTTTGTCAGATAATGATATCATGTTTCTTTTTATAATCTTCTACTGCGGCTTTAATTGCATCTTCTGCTAAGATACTACAATGTATCTTAACTGGGGGTAATGCAAGTTCCTCAGCAATTTCTGAATTTTTAATAGTTGCTGCCTCGTCTAATGTCTTGCCTTTAACCCACTCAGTAACAAGAGAACTACTTGCAATCGCTGAACCACATCCATACGTTTTAAAACGTGCATCCGTGATGACGCCATTCTCTACTCTTATTTGTAGTTTCATCACATCACCACAAGCTGGAGCACCAACCATACCAGTGCCAACGTTGTCATCGTCAATATTAAAACTACCAACATTACGAGGATTCTCGTAGTGGTCAATTACTTTTTCTGAATATGCCATAAATTTAACTCACTTGTAGTACCGCACCCCGGTAATCGTTCTTGATTTGATCCAATCTATCTAAGTATTTACCTTGTTGTTCAGGCTTGATATATTTCTTGATTCTTGGCTCAATGTATCCTAGCATGTCATACACATACTTTAACAATATAGGTGCTACCTTTGAATTCTTTGACAGTTTCACATCTCTATTCACATCAAAGAAACTCATTCCATTTAATATTGGCTGTCTAAACTGTTTTTGCATGTCAGCTAATGCTTGTTGTGCATCACTATCAACTGCATCCTGCTGTATCTTTACAGTATTCAAACTCATAAAGTAACCCATGTTAGCCATTAAATCATCGTATGGTTTAGTTGGGGATAAGCCTCTTTCTTCATCCATCATTCCGGCAATGCCAGTACCAATACCTGCGCTTGCTAGTGTGTACTTAGCTGTGTCAGCCCAACTCTTTCCATTGATTCTGGACACTACAGTAGGAATGACAGTATTCAATATTGCTTGCAATGCTAAGTTAGTTTGTGATGGATTCAAGCCCATTCTCTGTGCTGAACTAAGTACACCACCTGCAAGTAATGCACCAATTGTTGTAACAACTCCACCTTGTATATATGGATTTTCTTTTGCTTGTCTAAAAATACTAACTAGTTTTGATTTTAATGTAGGATCACTAACATGTCCTAACATTTCTTTTGCTGTACCAACATAGTCATCAATTGGGTCTTTGTGTATCTTGCCTACATGTTGATAGAAATCTATAACTGCGTTTACTATTGGGTCTTTTGATTTATCTTCTTCAATTTTTCTAGATACAATGCCTTTGTGTTTTATTAATTTTTCATTATCCCAACGAACTGGATCAATCATTGGATACAAGTATTTTGTACCATCACTATCAATATCGAATTTACTACCTTGTGGGACTAAATGTTGTTTTCTAAGTCTATTGAACTTTTCTGCATCTACTACTATGGGTTCACCTATAGTCACTTGACCAATTGCAACTGCAGGGCCATTGCCGGTTCTAACGATACCAACTGTTTTACCAACGTATGGTCTAAGACTATCAGTTTTTCTAGATTCATATTTCTTTTTTCCGTCAACAATTAAACTAGCATAATCAATATTACCATCACTTCTTACATTGATCCCAATGGTTGGGATATTGTTACTGGAGCCTTCCGCCACACCTTGCTTTAATGCTTGTTTTAGATATTGTTCACCCTCACCGGTGACATACCAATACCCATCGTCATCTACGATATAACCGTTACTACTCAAACTATCTAATACATTGTCATATTCTGAGGTTCTTGATTCATCTTCTTGGAAATCTAATCCCAAATTGGCTGCGGTATAGATAGCATGTAAAACTAATAATTTACCTAATCCTTTGCCTTTGAATTCTGGATAAA